CCCGGAGGCGTCTGGCAGATCATCCTGTGGATCGTCCTCGCCCTGATCGCCGTGTTCCTGTTCCAAAATATCGTCCTGCCGCTCATCCACACGATCCAGAAGTAAAGGAAGGAAACTCCGATGGCCGACACGCTCGATACCGCAACTCCCCGTCGGCTCCTCGTCGACGGTCGCGATCCATCCGCCGATGAGGCGATCACCGTCAGCGACGACACGATCCTGTCGGTCGCCGCACCCGACGCCAACGGCCAGACCTTCGTGACCGGCGTGGCCGACGGTGCGGCAACGATCACCGTCAGCCCGGGTGCTGAGGACGTCAACCGTTCCGAGGGCTCCGACGACATCACCGTAACCACGTTCGTCCCCCCGACGCCTCTTGCCGTGACCCTCGAATGACGCGCCGAGAGGTCATGCAAGCCGCCGTGGATCGCGAGATGGCGACGCTCGGACCGCCACCACGGGGAGATGGCAAAGCGACCCTCCGCTACATCGCGCGGGTCTACGAGGGCGCCGACCGCATCCTTCGCACGCCGCTTCCTCACGAGACGTGGCGCGAGCGCCTGACGAGGTGGTTCGGATGAGCGCTCATGTCACCATCGATCAGACGGATACCGGCTGGCGGGTCGAGGTGACCGAAGGCGATCACGTCATCGTCGAGACCGATGGGCCGTCTTGTGTGGTGGCGGTCCACCCGGACGACGACGACAAGCAGACGCCGCTCGCCGTGACGCTGAGCTGAATGAGCGAACGCCGCCGGTACACCCGCAAGCAGAAGGTCAGCATCGTGATGGCGGCCGCGGCCTCGTCGACCCTTGCGGCAGCCGAGCAGGCAGGCATCCCCGAGTCCACGGTCCGGTACTGGCTCGAAAAGCCCGAGTTTGCGAGTCTCCGCGACAAAACGCGCGAGGAAGCAGCCGAGGGCTGGAAGGTCGTGCTGCACCTTGCACAGGAGCGAATCGTCGAGCTGATCCCGAAGATGGACCCCGACGAGATCATGGTGCTGGCCGGCATTGCCACCGATAAGAGCCAGCTTCTGTCGGGTGGTCCGACCAGCCGTGAATCACGGATCACCGAGGGCTGGGACGATCACGAGAAGCTCGCGCTCCGCGATGCGATCAGGGCCGAACTCGTGAAGCGGGCAGAAGCATGAGCGTCGCGATCCTTGAGCACACTGCGACCGAGGATTTGCGCGCCTTCCTCGGGGACGAATACGCCGATCCAGACGATTTCGCGTCCCAGGAGCACGAGCAGTTCTATGACTCGCACCACGCCGAACTCGTGGCATCGGGTTGGATGGGCGCCGGCAAGAGCCGCGTGTTGACCGAGAAGGCATGGAACGTGGCACGGTCGTATCCCGGCGTGACGGTGGCCCTGTTCCGCAAGGCGCAGAACTCGATCGCCCACACCACGGAGCGGACGTTCGAGCGGGACGTGCTCGACCGTAGATATCTCGCCAAGCGCAACAAGACCGAGCACTTCTGGGAGCTGACGAACGGCAGCCGGATCTACTTCCTCGGCCTCGACCCCGACCCGATCACGGGCGTTCCGTCGAAGGTCGGCTCGATGGACCTCGGCTGGGCCGGCGTCGACGAGGCGGTGGAGCTGACCGAGGAAGACTGGATCATGCTCCTCGGCCGGCTTCGGGATCCGCGGATGCCATGGCACCAGTTGGCCGCTGCGACCAACCCCGGACCGCCAAAGCACTGGCTTCGGATGCGGATGCTGGCCTCGCAGGACCGCCTGATGCTCGCGATCCGGGCCAACAAGTTCCTGACCCCCGAGTACGTGGCGATGCTGGCCAACCTGCCGGACACCGCCGCAGGGCGGAGACTCGGCAGAGGTGAATGGGCCGCCGCCGAAGGGGTCATCTGGACGCTGCCCGATACCCAGGTCCGCGACGAAGCGGGGCCGTGGAAGACGGTAGAGGCGGGGCTGGACTGGGGCTTCGTCCACGCCTTCGCCTGCGAGGTGCTGGGGCTGTCAGGGTCCGGTCGGCTGGCCGTGATCGACGAGGTCTGGGAACAGGGTCTGACCATCGATCAGATCATCCCCGTCCTCGAAGTCGTCCGCCACAAGCACGGCATCACCCGCTTTTGGGCCGACCCCTCGGAGCCCGGCTACATCCTCCAATGCCAGCGCGCGGGACTGCCCGTTGAGCCAGCCCACAACGCCGTATCGCCAGGCATCGACGCCGTGTCCACGGCCATCGCCCGGGGGATGACGGTCGGCCCGGACTGTCGCGGCCTGCTCGGCGAGCTACCGGGCTACACGTGGGCGCCGAACCGGGCGGGCGGCTTCCATGAGCGACCGATCGAGATCAACGACGACGCCTGCGACGCCCTCCGCTACGGCGTCGTGGGGATCACCCGAGCCTTGGAGGACAACCCGTGGGCGGCGCTGGCCGGTCAGCGGGTCGGAGGCGTGGCGTGAGTCACGTAGGCGAACATGTTCGGATCGTCAACGGTCCACAACTGGATGCGATGGAAGTGGACGCGATCTTCGCCGACCCGCCAATGGTGGCCCGACAGCCAACCGCGTCGAGTACGCCACCACCGCGCGGGTTCGTCATTGCACATCGCCGGTACGACTTGCTTGGCCGCCTCCGCATCGGTGAACAGGCCGTCGATGAATGTCTCAACGTTAGGCGATCCATCATCCAGCCATCGCGGTTCGTTGCGCGCCTCCGTCAGCGCCAGCCATATGTCCATCTACTTCCCCTTCTTCGGAGCGGGAGTGAACGGGCGGGAGTTGAACGGCGGACCAGTCGGACGGGCGAATATACCCAGTTCGTTTACCTCGATCCGGCCCCCACTGACGCTATGTCCAGCAGGGGTCCATTGGCCAATGATGTGGCCATTCGCCGTGACGATCGTCAGCTTCGTGAGGGAGGCGTAGCGACGCCTGAACTTGGAACTCGGCATCTCATCCATGCACACGATTGTACCAGCGCGTACAGCGGTGTACCAGCGTGACCAACGCGATCACCCGCTACGCCGAAGCCGCCTACGCCTTGCTCGTGGCCGGCGCGGCGATGCTCTGGCCGCCGCTCGCCCTCGTCGTCGCGGCGGGCTACCTCGTGACCCTCGCGGTCATCGCTGATCGGAGGACGCCGCCGTGAGCTACTTCCCTCGACGCACGAGATCCGGTGAGTGCGTCGGAGGAGAGGTCCGAACCGGACGGACGTTGGGAGGGATCGTATGAGCATCGCGATCCCTCCCAAGCTCGCCGCGAAGGCCGGCCCCATCGGTCCCGGTAGCGGGCCGCTCCTGACTGAGTTCCCGCTGTCCGCCTACGCCAAGCCCAGCGCCCAGAAGAAGATGCAGAAGGCGTGGGCGCTGTCGTTCGAGGTGCCGTGGATCGCTGCAGCGGAGGATGCGATCACCGAACGGTTCGCGGGGGTCGAGTGGCACCTCGAAGACGAGAACGACGACGCCATCGACGACGCCTATCCGAACCAGGATGCGCAACTGGCGCGGACGCTAATCGAGAAGCCCGCGGCCAACCTGCCGGTGGGCGCGGCGTTCTACCGCTCCGACCTGTGGGCGCTCACGGCCCGGGCGATGGGCATCTGCGGCTCGTCGTTCATCTTCCTCGACCAGCCGGAACGGGTCGCCCGGACGCCGGCCGCGATGCTTCCGATCGCACCGTGGCGGATGAGCCCGAATGAGGACTCGCAGGGCAACCTCCTGACCTGGCAGATCGACAAGACGCAGACGAGCCCCGGCATCGAAGTCTCGCTAGAGCAGATCCTCCATTACAAGCTCCGTCCCAACTTCGCCGGCCACTTCGGGGTCGGGCTCGTCGAAAGCGCGCTGCGCAAGGCCCAGATCACGACGGGCCTCGACGACCACATCGGGCTCGTGCTGTCCGGTGGCGGACGCTTGTCGGGCATCCTCTCGCCGAAGACCGGCATCGTTGGCGGAGATGAGATCCTCCAGATGGAGCGCGACTGGCGGACGATTGTCGAGCAGAGCGATGCCGCCAAGCGGTTGCAGCTCGTGCGGGCGCCGATCCAGTTCGACCGGACCACGCTCACGCCCGACGAGCTGAAGATCCGCGATCTCATGGTCGGCTCGCGGGACGACCTGCTGGCGCTGTGGGGCGTTCCGCTGTCGATCATTGGCGGCTCGACTCCCGCAGGGCTGAACTCAGGTGACACCCGCAAGTACGACGAGGCGGCGATCTGGCAGGGGCCGATCCACCACCGACTCAACGTTTTCCGCGAGATCACGCAGTACCAGCTTCTCGACCGCTGGCGCGACCTCGGTGTCACGATCGAGCTGGAGATCGACGAACCGGAGTTTGACGACGACTCGCCGCGCTACGACCTCCTCGGCAAGTCCGTCAACGTTGCCCTGACGGACGATGAGCGTCGAGCACTGATCGGCAAGGAACCCCTGCCGAACGGCCTCGGGCTGATGGTCCGGCTGCCGGCAACGATCGTCGAGTCGTTCGCCGTGCCGTCGGTCGACGAAACCCCGTCGATCACCACGACGGTCCTCGGTCGGGCGGCGCAGCAGCAGCTCACGTCGGGCGATTCGGCGATGCTCGCGGCCGGCGAGACGAAAGCTGCCCTCCATCCCCGCGTCCAGCCGTTGCACCAGGCGCTCATCCGCATCCGCAACCACATGGCATCGAAGGTCACCCCGCGGCTGCAGTCGTCCGTGGCGCAAGTGCTCACCGACCAGCGCCACGACATCGCCGCCCGACTCCGGGAGCACGCGGATCACGTCACGAAGAACCCCCGCGACACGAGCACATGGTTCGACAAAGGCTGGGACGCCAAGCTCCACAAGGCGTTGGTGCCGCACCTCACGGTCATGGCCGAGGCGGTCGTGGCGCAGGTTCACGACGTTCTGCCGGCCAAGCCGCACAAGGCCGGTCCTGTAGGGGCGGTCGAGCGGACCCTCAATCGTGGCGCGGCTCGGGTGACCGGGATCAACGAGACGACACGGGCGAAGATCCAGGAGGCCATCATCCGCGGGCTGGAGGACGGGTTGTCAGTTCTCGACGTGGCGGACCTGATCGAGGAATCGGGGACGGTCGGCGGTCTGGAGATGGGCGCGCTGTTCGACGAGTACCGCGCCGAGATGATCGCCCGGACCGAGCTGATGGACGCCTACAACGGCGCGGCCATCGGCAGCTACTCCGACGCCGGGATCACGCAGGTCGAGGCGATCGACGGCGACGGGGATGAGGAGTGCGCCGCGCGCGATGGGCAGACGTTCGGCATCGACGAGGCGGACGCCATCGAAGATCACCCGAACGGAACCTTGGATTGGGTGCCCGTGATCGGGGAGGAGGTCGCTATCGAAGGCAAGGCGGCCGTATCTGCACCCGTTCCCGTCACCACGCCCCAGAACTTCAACTTCAACTTCCCGGAGGGCATGGTCCGCGTCGAGCACCACGCCGGCGATGTCCACGTGGCCGCAGCGGAACCACAGATCATCCCGCCGGCGCAGATCGATGTCCACGTCCCCGACCAGCCGGCGCCGATCGTGAACACCGTGGTCAACGTTCCCGAAACGCCTGCGCCCATCGTCAACGTGGCCGGCGACACGCACATCGTCAACGTCCCGGAACCGTCCGTGACGGTGGTCGACGTCAAGCCAACCCGCAAGGTCATCGACCGCGATCGGACGGGCACGATCACCGGCATTCACGAGGAGAACTGATGGACGATCTGCTCATGGCTCCGCGTGGCGATGTCGAGGTTCGGACGACGTCGCTCGTACCCGATGGCGCCCGCCCCGGTCTCCGTGAGCTGTGCGACGACCCGCGGGCGTTCACTCGTCCGATCCTGATTCGCGGGATCTGGCGCGATGCCGCCTTCGGAATGCAGCGGCGGGTCTGGCGTGAGCGTGTCCAGACGCACAACCTCCAGCTGAACGTCGGGCGCGACCAGCAGAAGCGCATCGCGATGTTCGGCGACTTCGGAACCGCCCTCAATACCCTGGCGGCAGTGGGCACGGCGTCGGCCCCGACGGCCACGACATGGACGGGCGCCGCGTCGTCGTTCCCGACCGCGACATCCGCCGCAGGCAATGCCGGCCTGCAGGGCAAGCTCGCTTTCATCGCCAATGCGATCTCCGCAGCGGCGTTCACGAACCCGGTCGTCGGGGTCATCCTGTCGAACACGGCCACTGTCCTGACGGTCGACCAGTGGTACGCCGTCCCGGTCACCGGCGCGGCAGGCACGACGCCGGCCACAAACAGCGCATGCCTGATCCTGCCCGGCGGTGGGCCGATGTGGTTCTGCGCCCTGTCCACGAGCACCGCCGCAGCTGTGGCGAGCGACGTCACCCGCACGGCCGACGGACTGTGGGCCGATGGCACCGGTGGTGGCACGACGACTGAGCAGACGGCCAACGGCCTCGCCCGCGCGTACGTCGGTCATGGCAGCGCGACGCCGCCGACGATCTCCGGCGCGAACAACTACACCTACGGCCACACGTGGACGTACACCGGCGCGTCGACGGTCACGATCGGCAAGGTCGTCCTGTTCAACTCGCTCGCCTTCGCCGGCACCATCCCGATGCTCGAGACGCTCCTCAACGCGAATGCCTCGGTCGCAGCCAACGGCGACACGATCGTCCTGTCGTCCTGGTCGGTCACGGTGAACTGACGATGGCTGCTGTCTTCACCGTCAACTCGGGCAAGGTCGCCGCTGCGTCGGCGGCGCTGAAGGTGGCCGTCCAGCTTGCCTCCACCGCCAACAAGACCTGCAAGATCATCGCGGTGGATTTCACCTTCGACGGGACGGATGCGACGAAGACGCCGATCCTCTGCGAGATGGTTCGCGAAACGGGCGTAAGTGCAACCGGCGGCACGGCCCCGACCCCGGTTCTGGCCGGCGGCGATGCGTCCGTCACCAGCGCGATGACCGCTCGGATCAACGACACCGCAGATGGCTCGGGGCCAACGGTGATCTGCGGCTGGCTTGTCTCGCCCACGTCGGGCTTCTCCTACCAGTGGCCGCTCGGGCGCGAGATCACCCTCAAGATCAGCGACTTCGTGGCGGCGCGGGTGACGACGGTGGCGGGGTCGGGTACGCCGAACTACGACGTCACCGTCTGGTACGAGGAGTGAGGCGTGCTGCTGTTCTCGCAGTCGTTCTCGCTTGGCTCCTGGTCGCGCCTGTCGATGCCAATCCGCCGCCCTGTCACGGCCAGATTTGTCCGCCGCCGGGGCCGGTAGCGATGGGGCGCTTGAAAACGGCTGGTGCCGAGAGTCTCGACGTCAACGGGCTCGGGATCGAGGGGTTCGCGGCGAGCGCAGCCGGCGCGACTATCTCCACGCTCGTTCAGCGAACGGGATTGGCGTCATTCAAGGTGACCAATAACAGTAATGGAAACAACGGCGTCTGGAGTGGCCTGAGCACGGACGCCAATGTACTTGCCAGGTCCTATTTCTTTCGGATGTACTTCAGGATCGAAGTAGCTCCCTCCAGTGTCGAGACGATCTTCTCCACCGAGGATTTGCAGAACGCGGGCTTCAACCTCCAGCTCGGAACGGACCAAACCATCCAGTTGCGCGGCACCACGACTACGATCGGGAGTCCAAGCGCCGCGCTCGCTCTCAATACGTGGTACCGGGTCGAGGTATCCTGGAAGATCGGCTCTGGCTCGCTGGATGACAGCGTCGAATTTCGTCTCGATGGCGCGACGATCGCCTCCTCCACCAATGGGACGTGGTTCACGGTAGCCGCTGGACTTGTCGCGTTCGGAGCAATAAAGACGACGTCGACGGGCAGTATCTATTACTTCGACGACGTCGCTCTCAACGATGACCAAGGAGCCAGTCAGAACTCATGGCCCGGCGCCGGCAGCGTCGCCCTTCTTCTGCCGATCAGCGACAGCGCCGTGGGTGCAGGCTGGACGCTCGGCACTGGCACGGCCATTAGCGCCAACGGTTTCGGCTCTGTCGATAACACACCACCAACGGGCGTTGCCGACCTCGCTGCGGGCTCCGATCCCAAACAGATCCGCAATGCCAGCGCGAACGCCAACACGAACTACGACGCGAACCTGACGACATATTTCAACGCGGGCATCGGGCCGAACAGTGTCGTCAATGTCCTCGTGCCCATCGTCGCAACGGCAGCGCCGGTGACGACGTCCTCCAAACAGGGCACCGTCGGCATCGTGAGCAACCCAACCATCGCCAATATCGCTTTGGGAGCAGGTGGCACCGCGGGCGCGTTCTGGTCCGGCGCGGCGGGAGCGGGGTATGCGACAGGTTGGAAGGTCTCGTTCGGGACCACAACGTACGCCCCGGCCGTCACCGTCACCACGTCTCCGGTCATGCGGATCACCCAGGTGACATCTTCCACCCGCATCGCGGTCGTCTGCTTCATGGGCATGTACGTCGACTACACGCCCGGCGGCAACCTGCCCGGAACGGGCTTCGGCAAGACGAGCCAGGTGCGCGGTATCCGGGCCACGATCGCCCGATCGGACTTCTGGTAGATGGCACGCGCCGGACGCGCACAACCGATCCACGTCAAGCCGCCCAAGCCACCGAAGGGCGGCGGGGCCAGCTTCACCGCGGTCGATAGCCTATCGGCTGAGTCGGACCTGGCGACCAAGACGGCTGGTGCGCCATCACGTACCGGAGCCGACAGTCTGGCGGCCGTCTCCGAGGTTGTCACCCGCGCAGCAACGGCGCGCAGTCGCACGGGTACGGATTCGCTCACCGCGCTGACCGATGCCGCCACTCGCACCGGCTCCGCCGCATCACGCACCGGAACGGATGCGCTCGCGGCCCTGACGGATACGGCGACTCGATCGGCGGTGGCACGATCCCGAACGGGACCCGACTCGCTCGCGGCTCTCTCCGATGCCGCCACGCGAGCGGGGCAGACGTCCTCCCGGACGACCGCAGATAGCCTATCGGCCGAGACCGATGCGGCGACGCGGGCCGGAGCGAGCGCCAGCCGAACCGGTTCCGATGCATTGAGCGCAGCAAGCGATGCCGCGACACGGGCCGCCGCGAGCTCGACGAGGACGGGCACGGATGCGCTTGGCGCTCTCACGGATGCCGCTTCCCGCTCCGCTTCGGCCGCCAGTCGGACCAGCAGCGATGCTCTGACCGCCCTGACAGATGCGGCGACCCGAGGCACATCGAACGCCCGGACCGGCTCAGACACTCTCGTAGCGTCGGCCGACATCGCGACGCGGGCCACGGCGACCAACACACGGAGCGCCTCGGACAGCCTCGCCGCTCTCGTCGATGTCGCGATGGGGGATGTCAGCGACCTCCGCACCGCCGCCGATGTCCTCGTATCGCTGGCAGACGTTGCCAGCCGATCTGCCGCTGCGACATCGCGGACGGCTGCTGATGCGCTGGACGCCTCAAGCGACATCGCAACATCGTTCGCCTCGGCGTCGCGAACCGCCAGCGATGTGCTCATTGCGTCCACGGATATCGCCCAGGCTGTCGGCATCGCGCAGGTCGTCGCGTCGGTCGGCGGAGGTGGACGCAACCGACGCCGGCACTTCATCCCGGTCATTCCGATTATCCCCATTCAGATCGAGGACGAGGACCTGATCCTCCTCCTCTTGGAGGCTGCGTGATGGCAGAAGGAACCATCGGCGGGACACCGATCAGCGAGCTTCCCGCGTCGTCGTTCGCGTACTGCGAAGCAGGATCCGAGGCCGTTTCGACGCGCTGCCACTTCCCGATCCGTGACAAATCGGGCAAGGCCGACGCGGCGCACGTCCGGAATGCGCTTGCACGGCTGTCCGGGTCGCCCTTCGAGGCCAAGGCTCGCCCGAAGGTCGAGGCGGCGGCGAAGGAAATCGGCATCGGGCAACCCGGCGCGCAGAAGGCCGAGCCGATGACGACGAGCCAGCTCGACCGCTGGTTGTCCGGCAAGGTCCCGCGACGCATCCTCATGCTGCCGTTCGGCGGACCGCTGTCGGACGGCAAGGCTGGAGTGGACATCGACTACGAATACTTCGACGAGACAACGGACATCTACGGTCCGTTCCCGACCCTGCGCGCATCGCGTGAGCGCGTCGTCGACTGGCACCACGATGATGACGACGTGCCGTCACAGGTCGCCCGCAATGGCGATCCCAAACTGCTCTCAATGAAGGGCGCAATCCTCGGTCACCTCAATTTTGACGAGGACCCCGAGGCCGACGGCTATTGGGCCGACTGGTGGGCAAACGCCGGCGAGAAACGTCGTCGTCTGATCGCCCTGCTCGACCGCAAAGGCGTGCCGATGTATGGCTCGACCCAGTCGGTCGCCAAGGCCCGCCTCCTGTGGCCGCCGGAGGCCGACGGACGGATCCCCGTCTGGCCGGTCATCCGCCACACGATCTCCACCAGTCCACAGAACACCTACGCCGTCGTGCCCGCCCTGAAGGCGACGCTTGCGGCCACCAACCTTGACGAGATCCCGGCCGAGGCGCTCAAGGCGCTGCTGGTCGGACTCGACGCGGATACGACGGAGCTTCTTCTCAGCTCGCCAGAGGCGGCGGTACGCGCTTCCGTCCTGGCCGGTGCAGAAGCGGTGAAGGCGGGTCGCGTTCTATCGAAGAAGAACATCGACGATCTGCAGGCGGCGATCGGGCTCCTATCGGACCTCCTGTCCAGGGGTGTCCTGCTGCCGGCTGCGGACACAGGAGACGAATTGACACCATGAGCGACGAAAAGGAGATCGGCGAGCAGATCGCCGAACTGACCGGCGAGCTTCGGAAGATCTCCGAACGCCGGACCGAGGCCCTCAAGGCTTCGACGGCTGACGGCGGGCGGGCTGCCGCAGCCGATGACGGAGCGAAGGACGTCAGCGCCCAACTGGTGGACCTGACGCGACAGGTTGCCGCCCTCCGCGGCGAGGACGACAAGAAGGCGTCGGACGCGGCGCGCAAGGCCGAGATCGAGGACGCCGTCAAGGCTGTCCTCAAGAACACCCGCAGCGCATCGCTGGCGGGCGCCATCGGCACCGGCTCGACGGGCGAGATCGACGACAGTCGCCTGATCCCGCAGGCCGCCACCCCGGCGCACCCGGCCCTCAAGGCACTGTTCCGCGATTACGTCGGCGGCGAGATCGTCAGCGGCTTCGTGGACAAGCTGTGGGGCACGCACGCGTCCGACTTCGCGATGGTCGGCCGCGGCAAGGCCAAGCTCGACGAGCTCGGCATGTTCTGGTCGGACCTTCCGCCCGAGAGCAAGGCCACCCTCGGCAACACCGGCGCGGCGGGTGGATACGTCCTGCCGAACAATCTTGTGGACACGGTCGTCAAGCCGTCCGTTCAGGAGGCTGTCTATCAGACGATCATCACCGTTCGCAACGGCGTCAACGTCCGCGGCGTCGATCAGCCGTATCGCACCGGCGCGCCGACCCGGATGACGTTCCAGGCATGGGGCGTCGCGAAGGAGAACCTCGACGAGGCCTACGGGAGCTACTCGGCGGCCCTCGGCACGATGGCCCGCATCTACGATGTCGGCAAGCAATATCTCCGCTTCTCGCAGGGTGCGGCCGAGCAGGACGTCATGGACGAACTCGGCAAGGCCGCCATCCTCGGGGAGAACTTCTACATCCTCGCGGGCCTCGGTACGGGCACCGGTCCGTCCGGCGATCCGACGACGGGCGTCTACACCGCCCTCGCGGCGGCCGTGGCGGGCTACACCACCACGTTCACCGGATCGAGCTCCACGGTCGCCGGCTCCGCCGCGGCCGGTCTTGCCACGGCCTTCGGGGCGATGGCGACCCGTTCCCGGCGGCCCACGGCCGTCGTGACCGATGCCGTGACCTACTGGACGCTGTTCAGTCAGGGCTCGGACAACGCGGGCTTCTGGATGTCGGACCTGCTGGGCGCCGGGTTCCAGATCGGACCGGACAACTCCCTCCGCTGGAGGGGCGTGCCGATCCTGTACGACGCCAACTACAACACCAACACCGGGACCACGAAGGGCGCGATCGCCGGCGACTGGCCGGCCCTCAAGCTCTATCGTGGCGCCGAGTTCCGGATCGACACCTCCGACCAGGCCGGCAGCCGCTGGGACAACAACCTCGTTGGGTTTAGGGGTGAGCAAGAGATCGGAATCAACGCCTCAACGGCCGTGTCGGTCGGGGCATTCCAGCGGATCACCGGGCTGATCCCCTGATATGAGCGTCTCCGCCGCTTTCCTGGTCAAGGACCCGCCGCTGGACCGGCTGGCGCTCCTCGTGGAGTACCTCCGGCCAATCGTGACGGAATTCGTCATCGTGGTCGATGACCGGACGGCGGCGGAGACGCTCGATCTGCTGTCCACCTGGCGGGGCGTGACCTGCGTCCCGTTCCGCTGGGTGGACGATTTCTCCGAGGCGCGGAACGCCGCGCTTCCCCATTGCTCGGGCGACTGGATCCTGCATCTCGACCCCGACGAGCTGCCCACGGCGGCGATGCTCGCGTTCATCGCGATGGTCGATGCCCAGCCACAGGAGGACGTCGACTGGCAGGGCTCGCGGTACATGGCCCCGCGGGGCTACCTGTTCTTCACGCAGAGCTATTACGACGGCACACAGGCCTCCGAATGGGAGGAGCACTGGCACTGCCGGCTCTTCCGGAAGGGCTCGGTCTGGTACAAGCCGGTCCACGAGCAGGTCATGCTCGAAGGGATGCCCGAGAGCCGGACTCGCGGCACGCCGCTGCTCCCGAAGGCACCCCGTTCGGCGTTCCTCATCCACTCGCGAATGAACGACGCGGCCAAGGATGAGCAGTACGCCGCGCTCAGCCTGGTGCCGGCGTGAAGTACCTCATCTGGTCCTACGATTATGACCACGCCTCGGCTGGCCCAAAGGCCCTTCACCGTCTCTGCCACGAGTTGAACATGGCCGGGCAGGAGGCGTACGTCGGGCCGTGGACAACGAATCCAGACTGGATCACGCCCGTTCATGATGCTCCGTTGTCGGGCGACTGGACGGCCGTCTACCCCGAGATCGTCAGGGGCAACCCGTGGAATGCGCCGCATGTAGCGCGTTGGGTCCTGAATACGCCCGGCCTGCTCGGCGGCGACCCGACGTACGACGCGTCCGAGATCGTGTTTGCGTGGCACTCCGAGTTCCTGTCGGGCGTCCCGCTGCTCGAACTTCCGACGATCGAGACGGACATCTACACCGACCGCCACGAGTCACGGTCGGGTGAGGCGTTCTACATCGGCAAGGGGTACGGGGAGTGGCCCGGCGCAGAGGTCATCACCCTTGCGATGCGCCGTGACCGCCACGCGCTGGCCGACTTGCTCAACCGCGTCACTCTGCTCCACACGTTCGACGACACGACCGCAATGATCCTGATCGCCGCGTTGTGCGGCTGTTCGGTCCATGTCGTGTCGAGCGGGGTGACGATCGACCCAGCGGGCGCGCGCGATGACTACTTCCGCCGCGCCGCCCGATCCGGTGAGCAGCTCGCCGGCTTCATTCAGGCGACGGACCTGGTGCCGGCGTGATCGCCGCCATCATCCCGACTCGCTACCACCCGCCCGAGTTGGACGTGCTGCTTGATGTGCTGCGAGGCGACGGAGTGCAACCGATCGTCCTCGGATCGGGGTTGTTCGATCACCAGATCTACCGGATGTGGAACGCGGGCAGCGACGCAACTAGCGCACGGACCGTCGCCATCCTCAACGATGACATCACGCTCCTGCCCGGCTCGCTTCCGCTCATGGAGCGCATCTTGTGGTCGAACCCTCCGCCATTCGGTTGGGTCGCACCCGAATGGCCGCAATTGGCGGTCGTCTACCCCGACATGACGGCCGAGTGGAGCCTGCCGGCGGAGCCCATGGTTCAGCGCACGACGGGGACGTGGGGGGGCGGCGGGATGACCGGCTTCTGCTTCATGTTCCGGACCGACCTCCTGCTTCCGCGCTTCGACGAGGGCTACCACTGGTGGTACGGCGACGACGCCTTCGAGTTGGGCGTCAGGGATGCCGGCTACGGCGTCGGGCGGGTCGTCGGGGTTCCGGTGCGTCACGAGCCGAACGGAACGGCCTCCCGTCATTGGGATGAGCTACAACCGCTGATCGAGCAGGATCGCGCGCGCTGGGACGCCTCGTGGAACGCTCGCCATGCCGCTATCGCGCACCGGGAGCGGGGCGAATGACGCGGCTGCTGTTCCTCGGCGACCTGGCACGCACCGGGTTCGGGACGGTGACGATGGATCTCGGGCAGGCGTTGCTCGACCTCGGCATCGACGTCCGCTTCTGCTCGCTGTCCGAGACGCCGGGGGAGTTGCCGGAGCCGTTCGCCTCGCGGACGGCCCTGCTCGGCTCGCCGGGCGGATGGCTGGACGAGACCAACCCCGAAACGGTCGGTCGCCTCGAAGGGATGTTCCTAGGTTCGCTGTTCGAAGACGGCTGGACACCCGACATCGGGCTCGTCACGGGCGACATCGGCTCGCTCAAGATCAGCCCGGTCCTGCAGTTCATCCCCGAGGGCTTCCCGGTCCTCCACTACGTGCCGATCGAGGGGATCGGGCTCCCGCCGTCATGGGCCGCTGTCTGGCGCAAGGTGCAGCCGGTCGCCATGAGCCAGTTCGGCGCGGATGAGATCGCTAAGGTGACCGGCCATCGTCCTCCGGTTGTCTATCACGGCGTCGATCCGCTGTTCCACCCGGCCTCGGTCGAGTCCCCGATCCGGATCGACGGCAAGCGTCTTCGGGCGCGCGAGGCGTGTCGCAGGTTCTTCGGCGGCGATCCCGACGACATCTGGCTTCTCCGGACGGACCGCCATATGCCGCGCAAGGCGTACGGCTCGCTCCTCCGCTCGATCGCGCCGGTCCTCAGAGGACACCCGAACGTCAAGCTGATCCTCCACTGCCGGACGATGGACGGCGGCGGGGACATGCGTGACGAAATCAGCAAGTACGGAGTCCTGTCCCGCCAGATCGTCATGACCGGCTTCATGGACCCGCCGTTGGGAGGGTTGCAGCGCGAGGCGCTGGCGGCGCTCTACAACGCGGCCGACATCTATGTCTCGGTGTCGGCCGAGGGCTTCGGGTTGACGATCGCCGAGGCGTTGGCCTGCGGCGTTCCAGCGGTGGGAATGGACTACTCGTCGGTGCCCGAGGTCATCGGACCGGCCGGCGTGCTGGTTCCCATCGCGGGGCTCATCGACAACATCTACTCGTACTTCTGGGCGCGCGTTGACGAACCGAAATTCGGGCAGGCTGTCGAGGGCCTGATCCGCGATGTCGCCAAGCGGCGACTGCTCGGCGCGCAGGGCCCTCGTCACGTCGCCGCACACTTCTCTTGGCCGAATGCCGCCCGGCAGTTCGTCTCCCTCATTGAGCTTCGAAACGAGGTGGCGGCATGACCGCTCGCTGGCAGGCCGCCCACACCTACGCCGCTGGCACGATCATCCTGCCAACCGTCGACAACGGCCGCTGCTTCTATGCCTCGATCGGCGGGACGTCGGGCTCCAATGAACCGGCGTGGCCCGGCAGGTATCCCGGCGTCGCCGACGGGACGGCGATCATCTGGACGCCGTACACGATCATCCAACCATCGACCATCCGCACGATCCAGGGTTGGGACGACTCCACGGGTAGGTACTCGGACGACGTGATCGGCAACTACCTGCTGGACTCGATCGCCGAGTTGGAGAAGACAACACGGCGGTACTTCGTGAACAAGCCCGGCTTCACGTGGCAGATGACCTCGTACGGCCGCCCGATCCTCGCCCTGCCGGGACTCCGCACGGCCTCCGCGGTGACGTATCAGGGCGCGGCGCAGGTGGCGGGCATTCCCGGACAGGGCTCGGGCTACATGCTCCTCCCAGATGCGCAGCAGACGGGCGTCTTCACCTCGATCTCCTTCCGGCCTCGCCGGATCCCCGATGGCGATGCGCCGTGGTGGCTGTCGCTGGGCGGCGCGACCACCAACTGGTTCGACACCGCGGCCGACAGCCCGTTCGACCCGCGGAACTACGGCGGCGGCTACGTCTTCACCTCGACCGAGCTCGACACGATCATCGTCGGCGACTGGGGCTACGCGCCGGGCTCGGAGCCGGGGCCGTTCGTCCACGCCCTCGAAATCCTCGCCTCGTTCGCCCAGCAGCGGCCGGTGAGCCTGCTCGCGGATTCGGTCATCACGCCACAGGGTGGTGTCCTGTCCTATAGCCAGATGCCCGCCGAGGTCGGTCAGTTCGTCCGCGATTGGAGTGCGGGTCAGCAGGCGGTCTCACTGGGATGATCTGCGTTCTCTGTCTCCACCGTCGCGCGCGGCTCGTCCCGCTCCCCCTGACGGGGCGGGTCGTCGCGCTCTGCGACCGCTGTCGGGGGACAGCGTTCATCCGCGAGATGCGGAAGCTGGTCGCGCATGGTGCTATGCCATGAGTGAGACGATCGTCGGTCTCTCGGCGCTCAACTGGCGCATGGCCGCTGTTCAGCAGCCCAAAGGCCTGATGAAACTCGCCGCCGAGCATGTCGTGGGTCAGTTGAGACGGAATATTCCGCGAAAGAGCAGCGGGACATCGCGCACGATTCATGTGGCGGAGGTCAGAGAGACATCGGCCCTGGTCGTAGGCAACAAGGTGGCGTTGTTCCTTGATATGGGCACCGGCCTATTTGGTCCCAAGCACCAGCGGATCACCCCGAGTGCAGCTAAGGCGCTCCGCTGGATGGGCGGTCCGGCCGGGTCGCTGCGGTTGTCAGGCAGGGCGCGCAAGGGCAAGGCCGGAACAGGGGCGCACTGGATCTACGCTCGCTCGATAAAGGGCATGAAGGCGCGCCCGTACATCAGTCGTTCGGTTCAGGAGGCGGCCAGGAAGGTCGGTGTGGAACTGTCCGCTGAGATCATCAAGGACTGGAACGGCGCCGGGTGAACACCACGATCTGGAATCCGTACTGGCAGGCACTCCACGCCTACAGCCTGACCGCGGTCATCCGGCCCACGACGTTCGCGGGCTACACCTGGCGCGTCACGACGGCCGGGACCAGCGGGGCGACCGAGCCGACGTGGCCCAATCCGCTGCTGACGCCGACCATCGTCGACGGGACCGTGACGTGGAGCGCGGACACGGCCTTCCGGCAGCAGACGCAGGCGGCCATCCTGACCCTCGTGACCGCGTTCAAGGCGGCGAACCCCACGATCGTCCGCTCGGTCGCGAGCGTCAGGCCGGGGTCATTTGCCGGTACCGCGTCACTCCCTGTCTTCTACATCGGGGACATGAGCGAGAGTTACGCCTACGTCGGGCAGGTCTGGCAGCGGACGATGGCGGGGCTCACCTGTTACCTCGTGGATCAGCTCGGCACCGTGGGCGACTCGAACGACCGGATGAACTTCGCCCACGACGTGTTGGCCGACCTGTTCACCGTGAACTTCCACGCGATCTCCCCGCGCTCGATCCTCCAACTCTCAGCGATCAACGACTTCGAGTTCGAGGACCTCGGTCCCGCGTATCCCGCGCTGCAGTTCATCTTCGGCAGCACCAACATGCAGGAGGGGCGCACGTAGCCCATCACCACCGACTAGAACCCGACCGGCAGGAGATGCGAGTGTCCGCCGGCTCGGCCCCTCCCCTACTCGCGGGAGACCTAGGTTATGCCGCTCACCCCAGCAGTCGGAGCACTCAGGCTTCGGGCCTTTCAGACGGGCCTCGAAAGCACGTTCAAGACCGCCGTCCCGGCCACCCGGCGCTATAGCTGGTCGGCGGTACCGGACATCAATCCCAACTGGACGTTCCCGACCGGCGACACGGGGACGCTCGACCAGGGACAGGCGCCGTATGGCACGGCCCGCGACTTCGTCCTTGCCGCAACGGGTCAGCTCGCCGCCAACGACGTGCCCACGATCCAGTCGGCGGGTGTCATGGGTGGCCAGTCGATCACGACATCGGGCACCGCCAAGACCTTCACGACACAGCCCGCGTCGCTCTCGCAGGACGTCTTCGATACCTGGACGGGCGAATGGTTCGATGACTCGACCGACGCCTTCCAGCTCGACGGCGGGGTCATCAACGACTTCTCCCTCGAATACCCGCAGGATGGCGGCCCGATCAACCTGACCGCCAACTGGCGGTTCGCCAAACTCGGGACCTACCCCGCCACCCCGACGCCGGGCCTGACGCCGGACCAGAGCCCGGTCTACCTCTACATGACCGATACCGAGTTCTACGTCAACGACAGCTCGGGCACGATCGAGACCACGAAGCTCACCGACATCGCCTACGGGGCGACGTTCGGGGTCAACAACAACCTCGACCTGAAGCGCTGGGCCAACGGTTCCTCGACGCGGTTCCAGATCCAGAACTACGGCCGCGGCCTGCGCGTCGTGAACTTCGCCCTGATCGGGGCCAAGCAGACGGCATGGGTCGCCGAGTGCGTCAAGTGGCTGGCCGATAATCCGGTCGAGCGCTTCTGGGGCCTCAAGACGACCTCGACCGCGTTCGCCTCGCTGGGTGTTCCGTACTTGCTCGACATCCGGATGCCGGGCTACTGGCTCTCCCGGTCCGAGCAGACGATCAACTCCAACACCGCGTTCCAGCTCTCCGGGCAGAACGTCTACGACTCGGGACTCGGCTATCCGTTCCGGATGTCGTCGGTCTCGACGAGGGCCGCGCTGTGATCGAGGTCGTCGTCCCCTGCTCGTGCCCGGGCGCGCCGCACGAGCAGGACAGCGTGTCACTGCCATCGGAGACCGACGTCCGCATCGGCGCCGCTGTCATGGCGGCGGTCCGGGTCAGTCCCAGCAGCATCCCCGAGATGGAGAGTGCGATCTCGACCGCGCTCCTCCATGTCGCGCCGCGAGCGTGGACCTTTGTCGACGAGAAAGGCGAGCCGCTAGAGGTCAGCGCCGAAAACATCGACGCGCGCCTAACGTGGAACCACGGAGGGATGGAGGTCGCTGAGAAGGCGAATGACCTCTACGGGGCTGGCTCTCCGACCGGTGTGTTCGTCCCTTTACTCCCCAAGAAACCGAAGGCTTCGCGCTCTGGGCGGACGGCCGCCTCGACCTCTCCGACCCCTACGTCTGGATCGCCCACGGACTCGTCGGACAAGCCGTCCTTGCGCGCTGTCACGGGTGGCAAGCGATCCGGGGCGAAGGCGAGTTGACCTGGAGGGAGGCGTTTGCCACGCTCCAATTGGAGGCAGAGGAACGGATCGGACGCGCTCAGCGAGCGGCTGTTGAGAGCATCAACGCCGGGCAAGATGACGCCGCCGCTGCCATGCGTGCGGCGGCCGAGGCTGCCGGCGGATGAGCTTTGCCGAGACCGCCGAGCTCGCGGTCAACCTCAAGCTCGGGACGACGGGCTCGTTCCGTGGCGCCACGTCCGAGATTCAGGGTCTTGAGGCTGCGGCTGCGCGTGGCACGCTTGGGACGGGGATTCTGTCGCGCGGTTTCGGCGCGGCGACCGGAGCCGCGTCGCGGTTCGGCGGGGCGCTCGGCCATGCGAAGAGCCAGATCGGCGGACTCATCACGGGACCGTTGGGGCTGGCAGGGCTCGGCCTCTCCCTGTTCTCGATCGGCGGTGCGCTCGAAGGTGGCATCCAGAAGGCGACCGAGATGGGCAAGGCCGCGTCACGATTGTCGGCGATCACGGGACTGGCGGTCGAGACGACCTCGGCCCTGTCGTCGGCGATGGATCACTTCGGGATCAGCGCTGACAAGCAACTTCGGTCGGTCGGATTCCTTGAGAAGAACGTCGGGCTGCTCGCCTCGCGCAAGGACGGCATCGTCAACTTCGAGAAGGACTTCAGCTTCTCCCTGACCGACGCCAACGGCAACCTGAAGGACGCCAACGCGCTGGTCCTCCAGTCGGCCGACTATTTCAACAACAAGAGCATCCCGGCAACAACCAAGGCGGCGGCTCTCGCCAAGCTCTACGGCCGGAGTTGGCAGGACCTCATTCCGCTCCTGTCGGCTGGCTCGGCAGGGATCGCTGCGGCGGAGGAGGAGGCGCGCAAGTTCGGGCTGACCCTGACGAAGGACAACATCGGCCAACTGGCGGCACTCCGCGAGGCGACCCGCAACTGGGGCACCGCGCTCGGCGGCTTGGAGGTCCAGATCGGGCTGCTCGTCGTCGGGCCATTGACGGATCTCGCGAAGTTCGGGACCACGTTCCTCGCCGAGAACCGTGACAAGATCACGGCCTTCTTCAAGAACCTGATCCACAGCGCGCAGCAGTTCGCGGGCTTCGTCACGGGCACCGTTGTCCCGACGCTGATGTCCATCGGTTCGGCTGCCAAGACGGCATGGGAGGCCGTCCCGGCGCCGATCCGCGATCTGCTCGTCAAGGGCTTCGTTGCGGACAAGGCGGTCAAGTTCCTGTTCGGGTTCTCACCGATCACATTCGCCAAGGACGCGCTCGGTGGCCTGTTGAGCAAGGGCGGTACGCCATTCAATCCGCTGTTCGTCAAGGAGGTCGGGCTCGGCAGGGGACTGGGCGCGCTCGGCGGCGGACTGCCCGGACTCGGAGCCGCAGCGGCCGAGGGTGGCGCAGCCGCGGCTGGCCTCGGTGTCGGAACCATCCTGGCGGGAGTTGCCGCTGGGACTGCGGTGTCCGCACTCGGGATCATGGGTCTCGGTTGGCTCATCAACGCCACGAGCACGCCTGCCCAGATGGCCGCCACCCAAGCCAACATCGACGCTGCGGCCCGGCGCAGGTACGGGGGTCCGGCCTATCAGAATGCTCCGACCGGACCGAGCGACAGCCCGCTCGGTCGGACCTCGGCCGCCGGCGATCGCGGGCTGGACAGCGCGGCCCTCCGTTCGGTCGGAACCCCGATCGCCGACAAGATGCTCGACAGCCCGCTTGGGCGGATGGGGCCGCAGATCGTCGCCGCCCTCAGAGACAGTCGGGCTGCCGCCAGAGTCGATGCGGCCCGACTCAACGCCGAGTTCCGCGGGATCACCGGAGCCCTGACCGGAGCCAAGGGCGATACCGCGATCGCCAAGGCCCTCAAGGCGGCGATGACCGAGATCTTCGTCAAAGGCAAGGGCGGCTCGGGCGGTGCGCAGAACGTGCTGGCGGCTCTCAAGATCGACCTTGTGCGGACCCACGATCCGCAGTTGCAAGCGGCGCTGCGAGAGGCCATCGGCCGGGTCGAGCACGTCATCCCGGCCCGGAAGCTCATCGAGGCGCAGCTCACCAAGGCCGACCAGATCTTCCGCTCGAACCTGACGAATGCCCAGAAGATCACGGCCCTGCAGCACATCGAGGAGGTCATCGGCACCAAGAACCGGACCGCGACGAAAGAGGTTGCGGCCAAGATCGACGCGGCCAAGCGGGCACAAGTCGCGGCGCAGAAGGCCACGACGGCGGCGGTCCAGAAGGAAAAGAACCTGCAGGTCGTCATCAACAACCTCATCAGCGTCCGCGGCCTGACCACGCTCACCAGCCGCGACACACGCTACTACCGCAACGGGATCGGCCTGTGAGCCTCGATACCTACCTCGCGGGCTCGCTGGTCGGGACCACTCGCGTCCGTCTCCGAATGAGCGGTGACCAGGGCATCGCCATCTCCGCCGCGGCGGACGGCTCGATGGCGCAGGGCGGCATCGTGTTCGACGATCCCGATAGCACGATGTCGGTCATCGGCTGGCAGCCCGTCTACGTGGTGGAGACGCTCTGCACCGCGGCCCCGCGATTGGGCACGGGCTACATCGGGGACCGAACCTACCGCCGCGGCCATTACCGGACCGGCGGTGGGCGCGAGATTGATACGACGGTCCTCGATTCCAATGTCCTGTTGCAGATGCACCGGATCAATGGCGGAGACTCGCTCCGGCCGGAAGAGACCGCGGCGGCTCGCATTGCATGGCTGCTGGCCTCGGGCTACATCCCGCTCGTGGCCGATCTCGGGCTCGTTAATACCACGGGCACCCTGACCTATGACGCCACCCAATACAAGGGCCAGTTCCCGTCCGATGTGCTGAACGACCTGTGTGGGCCGCGGGAGTTCATCTTCTTCGTCTACTGGGACCAGTCAGCGGCGGCGCTCGGGTTGTTCTTCGATGCCCCCACGGCCACGACGTTCACCTCGACCCTGACCATCAGCAATGTCCTGTCGGACGTCGACAACGTGACGTGCTTCACCCCGTATAACGACGCCGAGAGCATGCTCGACCCATCCGAGGTCTATTCGCACCTCCGCTATGTCTACGCGGGCGGCGTCTATTACGCAGGCAACGCGGCCACGGACGCCGCGTTCTTCCCGTCGCCGCTCCTGCACCGGGATACGGTGGTCGAGAACATGCTGGTCGGCAAGACCTCGACCGCCATCACCTTCGCCAATCGGATCCTCGCCCGCGACGCCGTCGAGAATCAGATCATCACGATGACCGTCAAGCTGCCGGCGTCCAAGGTCGGCTTGATCGACGCCGGGATGCGGCTCAACGTCCGCCTGTCGCACGTCCCCGGCTTCACGTCGTTCGCCTATACCCGCGTCGAGCAGATCACGAAGGCCCAGACCGAGGGCACGCCGGACTTCTACGACGTGGGGCTGCGGCTGTCGACCCACGGCATCGTCGGCGGCGGTGGGACGGGCGGTGGTTCAACCCTGCCGTTCCCGATCAGCTCGGGTACGCCGCCGCCGCTTGTCCAGTCGGCTATCCGCGTCGATGGCTCGTTCTTCAGCCCATCACCGGGCAATCCGACCGACGGCAATCTGCTCGTGGCATGGATGGTCGAGCGGAGCGGCGCGACCTATCCCCCGATCCCAACGGGCTGGACCTCTCAGGCCACGTGCGTGAATTCGTCGTCGGTCTACGGTCCGGGCAACGGCGGACGGCTCGTCTACAAGATCGCCTCGGGCGACACGGCGACCTCGATCGAGACCGATTTCACGATCGGCGGAGTCGGGACGACGTTCATGGAATGGGGCGCGACGGCGATCGGTGCGTCCGTCGCCGTAAGCGATGTCAACGCCAACAACGCGTCGCTCGTGCTGGCGTGCGGCCCGATCACGCCCTCGGCCGCCAACGCCATCGTCGTCGGCTGTGCCGTCCAAGGCACGTTCGGGTGTAGCACCGTCGCCACGCCCGATGCGGGAGTGACGCAACTCGGCAACTTCTGCTTCCCGGGCGGGAACGATCCGACCAACTGGGTCGGATACAAGACGGTCACGACCCCGGCCGCGACGACGGTCGGCGGAATGATGGAGATCGGTGGTCGCAACGAGTACGGCTTCGTGGTGCTCACCCTCCTCCCCGCCACCGGTGCGGATCCGACTCTGCCCGGAGGTCCGGTCATCAACGAGTTCGTCGCCAACGGCGACGGGACGACCGTCCTGTTCACGACCGCTCAACCATATGCGCCGCTGTCGCTGCACGTTCGTGTCGATGGCGTGCCGATCATCCTTGGCTTGATCGAGACCGATTCCGCAGCGGGCACATTCACGTTGGACTTCGCACCGTTGGGGGCGATTGGGGATAGTCCGGCCGAGACGGTCTACGTGGATTACGTGGCAGCATGACCAGCCGCGCCGATTCGCATGGTCCGGAATTCCACCGGAAGACTGCCCATCCACAGCCGGTCCGTTGTGCGACCACGGCCCCCATCACGATCAGCACGGCCCTGAACAACGGCGACACACTCGACGGGCTGACCATGGCAACGGGCGATCGGGTGCTCGTCAAGGATCAGTCCACGGGATCGCAGAATGGCATCTACATCGTCGGCGTCACACCCGCCCGGGCATTCGACATGGACGACGGGCTGGAGGCGTGGGGCTCGATCGTCTACGTCATCGCGGGGACGGCCAACGGCGGTAAGGCATTCAAGAACACCAATGTCACGCTACCGACGATCGACGCCACGGCCCTGACGTTCACAGAGTTCGGAGCGTCCGGCGGCTCGGTCACATCGGTCGCGCTCACAGTCCCCGCCGAGTTCAGCGTGTCGGGCTCGCCGATCACCACCTCCGGGACGCTCGCGGTCACCAAGGCGAACGAGTCGGCGAACACTGTCTGGGCGGGACCCACGACCGGCTCTGCGGCGGCTCCGACATTCCGGGCGCTCGTGGCAGCGGACATCCCGGCGGGGGTCGGGGCCGTCCACGAGATCGTCATGGTGACGGGCAGTGCACCGCCCGATCCGGTGTTGAATACCGCGGGTGACGATTGGGTGTATTCGTCATGACCCGGACGTATGCGACCCTCGGTAGCGATGGCATCCTGACGGCGGCGCAACGGCCGGCTGCGGCTGGACTGACGAAACTCAGCGGCCAGACGATCCAGATCACACAGACGACCATTGCTCATGGCCTCGGCGGAACGCCCTCGGTCGTCATCATCTCGCCACGCGGCGTGTCTTTCGTGTATGAGAGCCAGGTCGCGGACGGGACGAACGTCTATATGACCGCCGCCGGGATCACGACGGCCGATATCTATGTCGCCCTGTAGGAGTCGGCCGTGACGAAGTTCGAAGACAACATCTCGCCCTATCTGAGCTTCGTCGAGGGCTCGGCCCCGTCCTCTCCGGCGGCTACGAACTTCCGACTGTTTTACGATTCATCGGATCACTTGCTCAAGTGGAAGAACTCGGCGGGCACCGTGACAGCGATCGCGACGGGTACGGCGTTGACCGATCAAGGTGTCTTCACCTATCTCGATGGCACCGTGGCAGCGGCGCCCGGCACCCCGGCCAGCGGCAAGCTCCGGCTCTACGCCAAGACGGGCAAGGTGCTCGCGGTCAAGGACGACGCGGGCGTCGAGACGGTCCTCGGAGCGGGCGGCGGGGGCTCGGATCTCGTTCAGACCTACGCGGGCTCGGGCTCGGTCTACGTGCCGGGCCTACGCGGCTCACCGGACGCCTTGCCCGCCAGCCCGAACGCGGCCGATGATGAGTTCGAGGCGCTGTCCGGCTGGACGACGCTCGGCGCGCTGGACACGCTCAACGTGACCGACGTCCCCAGCCACGCCCATCTGGTGAAGACTACCGGCGGACAATTTGTCGACGGCATCTATAAAGCGTCGCCTTCGACACCGTTCACCGTGACGGCGAAGGTTTCGGATCGGATCTTCGACACCGACTATCAGATGTCCGGGTTGATGCTTCTGGAGACGTCGCCGGGCAAGCTCATCGTCTTCGGCGCCCGTCGGCATTCCAGCTTCAACGGTCTCTCGTGGGAGCGTTCGTCATGGACAAATCGAACCACGAATGCGGGGGCGGATGTTGACACGACAGGGATGCCGACTGCTGGCGGCTTCCTCGTCGGCAGGCCGTTTCTCTACCCGTATCTCCGTCTCGTCGTCACCTCGTCGACGAGCGTGACGATGCAGGTGTCCGCGGCCGGGCTCTCGTGGTTCACGGTGTACTCGGCCGTCAATCCCGGCTTTACCATCGGCGCGGTCGGGCTGTTCCTGTACAGCTACGCCGCCGTCACGAACGAAGCGTGGTTCGATTGGATCAGGTTCACCTAAAGGCGCGCAGCAGCCAGACGGACTGCCAGATAGGGGCTTGACAAGGTATAACCGGATACCGTAGACTTCCCGCATGGGCGAAGCACCGAAGTCCCCACTCCGTCAGGTTCGCGTCGCTGCGGGCATGACCATCCGTGAACTGGAACGCCGAACCGGCATCAATCGAGGCCGGCTGTCGATCATCGAGCGAGGCGTCTCCCCGACCGATGACGAGGCCCGCCTGATCGCTGAAGCCATCCGCCGACCATCGGGCGAGGTCGCATGAGCCGCTGCTCGCAGGCCGGCTGCGTCCACACCGACCTCAAGGCCTACAAGCAGTACCTCGGCCACCGAATCACGATCCTCTGCTCCGAGTGCGCCGCCTCGCTCCAAGCCATCGGCATGAGCCTCACGCCGGTCGAGAGGAGAGAGGTCGATGTGCCGCCGCTCGTGGAGCGTCGCCGGATCGGGCGACCCCGTTGGCTCGACAACCTGACGGCCCGCGAAGACACGTGGCGCGTCGCATGATCCGCTGGTTCGGCATCGATGACCCGCCTCACGTCAAGCCCGAGGACTGGCGCGCGTTGCTCTGGCTGATCTGCTTTGGCGTGATCTTCGTCGCGATCACGGCTACCCAATGACGACCGACATCCTCCACTGCCGCTGCGGTGTCGAGGTCCGCGTGGTCCGGCTGAACGCCAAGTTGCTCGCGCTCGGTCACGTCACGAACCCGCGCCAGAACCACCATCCAGTCCGGCTCGCTCCGGCGTCCGCTGACCGACGACTGAAGGCCGCCCGGCCGCCGGTCGCGGGGACAAATCAGCGGACGCCGGAGGGGCCGGAACGGCGGGTGTCCCCTGTCGAGAGGGACGCCAACGTGGCACCGCGCAGTGCTTGCCTCGACTCCGGCCCCTCACCTGACCGGCGCTCGCCTCGTGCGGGCTCGCCCCGAATGCGTGTGCCCACGCAAACGGACCAGCGACCCAAGCCGGTCTCCCCTAGCCAGATGCCCCGTGTCTAACGGCGGCGGGCGCTGGCCAACCCCTTGGAGGGAGCGGTTCTGGGATCGCGTTGAGCGGCCGACCCTATTCGATTGTTGGATGTGGACACGCGGCCTTGATCAGGACGGCTACGGCCAAGTTAGTCGTTGGCCACAGAGCCACGCGAAGGCCCATCGCGTTGCGTGGGAACTGACGTTCGGCGAGATCCCGACTGATCTCGAGGTCTGCCACACCTGCGATAACCCGCCGTGCTGCAACCCGGCGCACCTCTGGCTCGGGACGCACGCAGACAACATGCGCGACTCCGTTGTCAAGGGTCGTCACAAGAACCGTCGCCGAACTAGGCCGGTCACCTTCGTCCAGCCCCCATCGAAGGAGAGCCCCACCCGCCCCCTTCGGGTGAGTGCGGTTCGCGCTCGGGCCGACAGTGGCTCTCCTTCGATGGGGGCTGGACGCCTGACACCGCCGGGGCGGTCGTAGAAAGCCCCGGCCTGTCGATGTGGGAACCGCAGGCCGGGGCACTCGCACTGAGCAAGGGAAAGGGTAGCAAATGCACCACGTAGACCTCAACGCAATCACTCTCGCCAAGGGCGCTCACCGAGGGATCGCCGACGGCCCGTACTGCGTCATGGAATGGGTCTCGATCTTTGCCGAGGAGGCAACGCCCGGCAAGCAAACCGACCAGCCGAAGTGCTCATCCAAAGTCCTGACGAGCTTCGCGATCGCATTCAATGACCAACTCGACGACAAACAGCGCCAGCGGCTCATCCCGTTCATTCCTCGCCTCGTCGGAACCTCAGGCAATCGCAAGCTGGACAGCCTCCGCGGCTGGATGGCGACGGACTGGCTGGTCCGCACTTACGCGCCGGCCTTCCTTCGACTGACGCCCGAACTGCTCGAGCACGCTGACACGCTCGCCGTTCTTCCCGCGCTCACCGATGCCAAGAGCGCCACCAAGGCGCAGCCCTCGATCTCGGCGGCGCGCTCGGCGGCGCGCTCGGCGGCGTACTCGGCGGCGCGCTCGGCGGCGCGCTCGGCGGCGCGCTCGGCGGCGCGCTCGGCGGCGCGCTCGGCGGCGCGCTCGGCGGCGCGCTCGGCGGCGCGCTCGGCGGCGGACTCGGCGGCGCGCTCGGCGCGCTCGGCGGCGTACTCGGCGGCGGACTTGGCGGCGGACTCGGCGGCGCGCTCGGCGGCGCGCTCGGCGGCGTACTTGGCGGCGGACTCGGCGGCTACCACTATCTTCGCGCCGGTCCTCGTCGAACTGACCGAATCAGCATTCGCCCTATTCAGCCGCATGATCGACGCGGGCGGCGCGGCATGACTCCCCACTGCGACGCCTTCGCCACCGGGCGCGCTGCCTCCGCTTGGGGCTTCGGCTCGCTGCCGTGCCAGCGCAGCTTGGGGTTGCGGACGCTCGTCGACTCGATGGGCGTGCGCCGCCGCTTCTGTGCCAGCCCCGCCCACGAGGCCAACGTCGTCCGCCGGTTCGGGCGCTCCGTCTCAGAGGAAGAGCGCGTCGCCCTCGCCATCGAGCGGATCTCGCGCGACTTCACCGACGAGGTAGAGCGCAATCCCGAGGGCGATCCCACCCTGAACGGCGCGTTCGGATGATGGCCAGCCGGATTGCCGCAGAGGAGCGGGAGGCAGAGCTCTACGCCGAGGCCATCCGTGTCCGCTTTCACACAACGGACTGGGCACGCTGGAACCGCGAGATCATCGCCCGTTGGTCTAAGACGGCCCTACTCCGCATCAAGACTCGCGGTTGGGTCCTCGCCGAAGCAGTCGACGGCGTTCAGTGGAATGCCCGATGAGCGGCCAGTACGTCGACCTTACCGAACGGCTGTCCGAGGCGCCCGACCTCCGCGATCTCTCGGACTTCCGGCGCAAGCAACTCCGTGAGTCCTCCTCCTGCGTCGGCTGCGGCTCCCATGAGCCTGCTCGCATCGAGGGGCGCACCTGCTCCGACTGCACCGCCTATCCGACGTGCGGCCTCTGTGGTCGGTGGGTCGGTGACGGCTCGGGCTGGCTACCGGGCTACGTGAACGCGCTGGACGGACAGGGCGACGACATCAAGGTCTGCACGTTCTGCTACGGGGAGGCGACATGACGACCGAGAAGGCGCCGGAGCGCTCCCTCCACCGGAAGCTCGCGCAAGTCATGTACGAGGCGGAGCGCATCCCGAAGAACGGGCGCGCGCCCGCCGCGATGGGCGGGTTCGCGTTCGTCCAGGTGGGCGACGCCGCCGATGCCATCCGCAAGGCGCTGGCCGAGAAGTCCGTCTCGATGATCCCGACCGCCATCGAGGTCGTCGGGGAGACGGAGCACCCGAGCGGAGCCGACGGCAAGAAGATCATGACCACGCTGACCGTTCGCACGACGTGGACGCTGACCGATGGCGACTCCGGCGAGACAACCGTCATCCAGTCCCTCGGCTCGGGCGGCGATACCGGCGACAAGGCCGCGCCAAAGGCGCAATCGAACGCCATGAAGTACGCGCTGCTCATGGGGTTCCTTCTCTCGACGGGGGACGACCCGGAGCAGACCGACACGAGCGACCGCCAAAGCCAGCGTCCGGCTCCGCCCCGGCTCCCGGCCCGCGAGGACCCGGCCACCGTCGACCCGCCGCCCGTCGCCAAGAACGAGCCCTACTCGGAAAAAGAGGAGCTGATCGGCCGCATCCGGCGCCGCGGCATTATCCGCACCGGGGGACCAGAAGCCTACAAGTTGGTCTGGCAGCCGCATCCCCAGGGCAAGACGATCGGCTTCCGGCTGGAGGTTGGCCCAGAGAAGCACATCCCCCAATGCCTCCTCGTCGGCGCACTCGGCGAAGCCGTCTACATGGCTACCGGAGAGCATCCCGAGACGCTGATCGGCGTTCCCGCGACCGTCGCGGGCATCCTCTACTACGTCAAGGACAACCGCGACAACTCCTGGTACCGACTCCACGTCGACCGCATCGAGACGACCATCGGCGGGCTCGACGTCATCCTGCCGGCCGACGAGGCGCTACCGGCGCCACCCGACGATGTAGCGCTCGTGGGTGAAGTCGCATGACCCGCGAACCGACGCCCGGAACGCAAGCGGCCCGCATCCTCACCTTCCTCCGCCAGCACCCGGACGCGTCGACGATGGAACTCCAGCGCGGCCTCGACCCGTTCTGCTCCAACCCTCGCGCCCGTATCTCTGACCTCCGAGCCGCAGGGTTCGATGTGCGGTGCGTCAAGCGAGCGGATGGGTTCGAGGGATTCAGGGTGGTGGAGTCGGGGCCGTTGACGCTGGGGATTGTGGCGTGAGGTTCCCGTGGAAGCGCCAGCGCAACGTACTGGACGACCAACTCGACTGGATGACCAAGTCGATCGCCCTGATCGAGGAAGCCGACCCGGAGGCGGCTCGCCGTCTGAGGATGAACATCCGGGATCGATTGTCGTTGCCGCACCGCGAGACGGATCCGATGGATCGTCCGCGCGATGTAACTGAACTGGTCATCGCCGAACTCAACCGCCTGTCGGAACGACTCGTCGGATGAGGCGCTACTCCCCCATCAAGCCCTCCCGCGGCACCACATGGCCGCCGGAAGTCCGCGCCGAGGTCATGGCCCTTGACGGAGGGCGGTGCGTTGCGATCCGAGCCGGGTTCGGCGGCCTGACCCCCTGCGACCGATACCTCGAGATCGACCACGTCCGAGCCTCGGGCGGCATGGGCATGAAGTCCCGATCCACCGCCGACAACGGCGTCGTTCTCTGCGGCGCGCATCACCGGATCAAGACGGCCGAGGGAAAGCGGATCCGCCCGTTCCTGCTCGCCTACATCGAGCGACGTTCCGCGGACTGCGGCCACGTTGACCCGAACCCGTTTTGCGACGAGTGCATCGCGCGGGGAGGGCTGCCATTTTGACGACACTGGCGAGTTTCTGGGATCAGGTGGACCGTCGCGGACCGGCTGAGTGCTGGCCGTGGAAAGGCAAGCGCCAGAGCGGCGGCGGCTATGGGATGGTCGGCCACCAATACGCCCATCGCATCGCGCTCGAGATCGGCCTCGGCCGACCACTCGATCCGTCTGAGTGGTCGCTGCACTCCTGCGACAACCCGCCATGCGTCAACCCTCGGCACCTGTCCCTCGGAGACGTGACCGCCAACAACCGGGACATGTACGCCAAGGGCCGGGACAAGCGGCCGAGGACGTGGGCCTGTCCTGATTGCGGCGGCCAGGTTGAGGCCGTCTGCCGGAAGGCTGGCGCGCGATGTGAGGGCTGCGCTGCCACCGCGATGAAGGCCAAGCGGCGGCGGGCCTATGAGGCGTGGCGTCGATTCGTCCCGCTCAAGGATCCGACCTGGCGATCGCGGCGACACGACGTCTGCCCGCGCGGTCATCCGATGGCAGGTGACAACCTCTACGCGGTCGCGTCCGGTGTCTCCAAAGGTCGGCGGATGTGCCGAGCCTGCACAGCGCTTCGCAAGGCAGCCTCATGCCAGCGGCGCGCGGACCCTCTCACGGTGTCGGCATGACCGATCTACGGGAGCCGTCCACGGCGAGCATCCGGCGCATCGACATGTCTGCGTCCCGGCCTCGTGCGTCCGCGTCTCCCGCAGATTGGCCATCGGAGGCCGCGCTGTTCGACGCCTACCGGATTCCGGCCTCGGTCATGGTGTCGAGGGATTGTGTATGTGGTGGGGATATCACCGCCCGTCGTGGGGATTGGGCGTGGATCACCGCGTCGGTTCGAGCCCACCAGGAGACGAGCCTCCATCTCGCATGGCGCGAGTGGGCGGGCATCGAATGAGGGAGCGACCGCCGCCATATGCCATCTTCGGCCCGTGCCCGTGCGCAGTCTGCGGGACGCTCGTCTGGTGGGCGCGCGGCGTCACCCGGCTGAACGGCGTGCAGGTCAAGGGAACCGCGTGGTGGCGGGAGCGGACAGGCCGGATGCACCGACACACGACCTCGCGCGCGCGCGCGAAGAGATACAATAACGCTGTCGAGTACAGCGACCCCATCGCGCATACTGTTCAACGCCCTGCGTTTCGGCTGTACTCCGAGGCGCGGGGCGTTGACGTTCCGGAGTACAGACGGAATGCCTAATGCCGACGATCGCAAGTACGTGCGCGTCTACTACAACGACCTGATCCGGGATTACCCGGACGTGTGGGCCGACAACGACCAGCTCGCCACCTGGCTCCGGCTGTTGGCGACAGCCGATCCGATGTGGCCGACCCCTCCCGAACTGCCGCGGTCCGTGAAGCCGCGCGTCCTCGGTAGGCTCGTCGACTCGTCGCTCGTCACGACCATCGCTGACAAGCGCTATCGGATGAAGGGGCTCGACGCCGAGCGAACGATGCGCGGGGATAAGGCCCGCAGTGCAGCCGCAATGCGTTGGCATAGCAAAGGCACATCCGATGGCAATGCGGAAGCCATGCCTAAACGAGAACGAGCAGAGACAAGCAGAGACGAGCCAACAGCGCGCGACGGACTGCCGAGCCTTGACCATGACGCCATTGCCGCTCTGGAGGATCGGACTGGGCAAATCTGGAGCCAAGCCGGTGAGAAGCAGCTAGGGGAATACGACCGCCTCGTCGGAACCCACGGACTCGTCAAGGTCATCGCCGCGTTCGATGCGGTCAGTCGTGGAACCAAGATGACGGCCCGGCAACTCATCTGGCCGGCGCTCCGCATCCTCGAGCCCTTCCCTGATCTGGCCGTCGTTGAGAAAGAGGACGACGCCGAGCACGCCGCCATCGCGACCCGGCGGTCCGTGGAGAACACCCAGCGCCGCCTCCACGAGAACGGCGCGCACCAGGACGAACCGCGGCCTAACTGTCCGTCCTGTCAGGGAGTCGCATCGTGAATCAGGAGGACGGCATGAGCGAACTCATTGAGATTGAGTGGGACGCGGAATATCAGTCGCCAGATGCCATTCGTCGGCATTTGGCCCGGCTTCGGACAGCAAATCCCGACTTCGCGGCCATCCACCGGATTGGGTTTCGTGAAGCGAGGCGAATGGCCGGTGAGGGTTTCTTCGATCCGTGTGAACGATGCGGCCATGAACGCCTCGCGCACTACGACGACGGTAATTGCGGGGAACCTGAATGTCCGTCGCACTGCGCCGCGTTCGCCAGGAGGACGGCATGAGTAGCCCCACAGTGACCGACGACGAACCCCGGACGGAGGCGGGGCGGCGGTTGGCGAACACGCTGGCGGTCGGCAGTCGGCTATCGCGGGATATCTCGTTCCCGAACGCCGACGATGACATCACCACCATCGAGGCCGAGGCCCGGTCCGCTGCGCTCACCGAGGTCGAGGAAGCCGTCGCCGGACTGACGTTCGATGCGGGCACAAGCACTAAGCACTACTGGGAGAACGCGATCCAAAGACGTGTCCTCGCTGCGATCACGGGACTCCGGCGATGACCCCAGATCGGCCGCCGCAGTGGTTCCTCGACGAGGCGGCGCGCCAAGGAACTCCTGATCCCGTGGTTCCGAGTAGCCCGGGCGAGTCGTCGGCCTCGGCGCTGCCGATCGGCTCCGGCCTGACGGCCGAGGAGATCGTCGCGGTGTACGTCGGCTCGCTGCGAGCACCAGACGTCATGCACGACCTGATCGCTGCCGGGTACACCGTCTGCGGTCCGGACTGCGAATGCTCTTGCCTGCGGTCCGAAGCCGCTGCGATCACGGGACTCCGGCGATGACGTCGAGTAGCCTGGACCCCGCTCGCGGTCCCAACTTCGATCCCCACGCGGCCCGCCCGAGTAGCCCCGACCAGCTGACGGCCGAGGAGGCGCCGGTCGTAGGCGACACAACGTTCATGGAGAACGTTCGAGAGGCGCTGTCGAACGGCTACGAAAGGGTGTGCGCCCACTGCGGCATCGGGACGGCTGGCGACGACATGGACATCCACGAGCGGCGCTGCCCCGAGTTCGACGAGAGGGTGCTGCGATGACGCCGAGTAGCCCGGACCCGCTGACGGCCCACGCCCGCGTCCACGAGGCCATCGAGGTGTCGCTCCAAGAGTCGGGATACACGTACAGCCCGCGTCTGTCACGGGCCGCCGACGCCGCGGCGAGCGCTGCTCTCGCCGCCCTCCCCGCCCCACCCGACCACCGGCTACGGGAGGCGGAACGGTTGCTGCGAGCCGCAGGACGCGGTGATTGGGGCCAACTTCCCGGTCGGGTATGGAATGAGATCGACGCCGCCCTCTCGGAGGCCACCCCCGAGTCCGCGATGTGCGTTTGCGGAGCGAACCCGCCGAGGCGTCCGTGGACAGAGGGTGCGAACGACGACCTCTGTCGCGACGGCAATGGCAACTTCTTGCCCGGACACAGATACCTCTCGGAGGCCATCCCCAGCCCCGACCCCGAGATCGCCAGCCTCCGCGCCGCCCTCGACCCCAGCCCGGAAGGAACGTCTGATGCCAAGTAGCCCGGACCCGCTGCCGCCCGCGCTGGCGTCGGTTCTGAGTGAGACGTACGGACAGGCCGTCGCTGCCCTCGATCGGGAGCACGGCAATCGGGTAGCGACGCGCGTTGATTGGCTCTCCGATGCCGATTACGTTCTCGCCGCCCTCTCGGAGGCCACCCCCAGCCCCGACCCCGAGATCGCCAGCCTCCGCGCCGCCCTCGACGAATGCCGCCAGCACCACGCCGACACCCTCGCCGGACTCGACCCGCACACCGGCCCCAGCCTCGACCCGACCCGGCACGAGCATCGGCCCGAGTACCCGTCGTCCTGTACCGGCTGTGAGCATCTAGCTGCTGACCTTGCATCGCGATTGCCGCCCGGACTCCTGCCCAGCCCCGACCCAGCCCTCGACGTGGCATGGCGCGAGGCTGAGGCACTCGACGCTGGCGGAGTCAGTGTCCGTCGGTGGGCGTACAACACCGGAGCGGACTTCGAGGCGTTCATCGGCGGCCACCACGACATCGGACCGACCCCGACCGAGGCGATCCGCGCCGCAATGGCTAGCCTCGCCTCCCAGACCCCGGAGCCATCGTGAGCACGGAGCGCCGCATTCTGAAGTTCGTCCTGCGACCTGAGACAACGACTATCGAGACGGCCGACGAGCCGCGCTTCCTCTCCGTCGGCTGGCAGGGCAACGACCTCTGCGTGTGGGCCGAGGCCACCGTCGGGACTGGCGTCACGACGTGGCTTGGGGCGATCCCGACAGGCGCGTATCCGCCCGACGACGGCGAGTACGTCGGCACGGCCCAAACCGAGGCGTTCGGTCAACGCCTCGTCTTCCACGTGTACCGACGGCTCTCGTGAGCAACCCCCACATCCCGCTCATCTCCGACCAGGAGCGCGAGCTCATCGGCATCGGTCACGTCCGCGCTTGGAACGAGCACGACGCCTACTGCCCCGGTTACGGCCTTGACGTGGATCACGACGGCCTGTGCCGCGAGCAACCCGGCTATCCCATGCGCCCCGGCGACCCCGACCCGTTGAGCATCGCCGGCCCCGAGGAGATCGACGAGAACGCCGTTCTTCTGAGGCGTCTTGACGGGTGGACCGAAGGCAATCACGACACCGGCCCGCTGATTCGATGGGCCGCCGCCCATCTTCGGGGTTGTGTCACCGCACCTCGCGACCGCCTGCCGGTCCTCGCCGCGATCGCCGCCACTCTCGCCCTGCTCGTCATCGCGTTTGCCGTTGGGCGGCTGACGACGTGAGCGAAGCCGCGACGCCGCGACCGTGGACGCACCGGCCGAACCACAAGCCGTACCACATCGTCGTGTTCGGGGGCCGGAAGGCATACGAGGAAGGGCTGACCACTAGCGACATTCTCGCCGCCGATGCCGCCCTGATCGTCGAAGCCGTCAACGCCTATGATCGTCTCCGGGCCATCGAGGTAGCGGCACGAGATGCCTTCGACTGGCTCCATACCGAGTGCTACCCGGACGGCGCTGAATATGCCGGCCAAGGGCATCTCTGGAGCATGAGTCGGTCTAACCTCGCGCGCGTCGAGGCGGTCGTCTCCGCCCTCCGCGCCGCTCTGGACTCCAAGCCGTGAAGCTCGCCCACATCCTCGTCGGCGGGGGCTTCACCGTGTGTCTGCTCGCGGCGTTCCCGCTGGCCGCCGCGGACTGGTTGCCGCGCTCGATCCAGCTGCTGATCGGCTCGATGGCCCTGATCGCGGGCGTCTGCCTGGTCGAGGTAGAGGGCTGGGTGCGGCGGTGAGCGTCGAGCCCAGGACGGCGAGAGTCGGTCACGTAATCGGCGCGACAGTGCCACTCGGCATTTGGCGGAACAGGTACGGCGGTCGCTCCGGGACTTCTCCGGGAGCGACTGGCCGCACACCACGCAACGCTTCACTCGCTGATCCAATCGCCAAGCTGGTCCTTCCGGCAGTCGGGGCAGAACCGGTGCCCGCTCTGGAACGCCGGCGTCTCGCCCAGATATTCGGGGTACCGATCGCCGGGACGGATGACGTTCGGACACCATCGACCGTGTTCGTGGCCAGCCGTCCCAAAGGGCTGATCTCCCGGATGGTCGTGGTAGCTCAGGTGGCAGTCGCAACGCCACTCCTTGCGCGCCGTGCGGATGATGGTCTGCGCGTCGTTGCTCGTCAGCATGACTCTCCTTCGGTTACGCTTGTCTACGTCAAGTGTAACATACCTGTCAAGCTGGTACTTTCCGCATGACCCTCCCCCACAACCTCGACGAGGCGATGGCGTTCCTGGGCTCCCTCACGCCCGCCGACCTCGCCAACCTCCGTCTCGGCCTCGTCACGGTCCTCGTCATCGTGGCGGCTACCGGGCTGCTGGTCTGGGCGCTGGCGAAGGTGGCACGACGTGGGTGAGCCGCAGCCATGGCCGGGTGATGCAGGCTGGCCCGAGGACTGTTTCCGCGCCGCTGAGGACGCGTGGGACAGGCTTGACCATGCGCTGCGCTTCGCCGCGCGGGCCGGCATGCCTACTCATGCCGTTCTCGCCCTGCACCGGCCACTCATCGAGGCAGCGATCCTCGGCGAGCCGGACCCGCGAGACTTCAACGCCCTGATCTTTGACGAGCAGCGGGCGGCCATGGCCCGTTACCGGCGTCAGTGGGCCGCCGACGCTGCGGCAGGGCACCCGTGAGCGCCTACTTGACCATCGCCGAAACCGCCCGCGCGCTCAACGTCTCGACACGCACGGTTCGCCGCGAGATCGCCGACCGCTGTTGCCGAGCTGCCGGAACGTCAGGTCAGCTCCACGTATGCGCATTTGGCTCCGGGAGTTGCCCGGTCGGCGGTCGGCTCGCTGAACGTGAGGAAGCCGGGATGACGGAGTGGGCCGACGCGGTCATCGAGGCGCTGACCAGCGAGGACGAGATCGGTCACGGCGAGGCCGTCAAGGACGGGCCGGACGGATACGTTCGCCTCGGTGTCTGCGCCTACTGCGACGGCGAGTGGCCCTGCCGGACCCAGCGTGGGATCGACAGGTTGCTCGCTGCCGTGGCATCGCTGAATCGGAGGAAGCCGGGATGACGAGTAGCCCAAACCCGCTGACATGCAAGCACGAAGGCGGCTGGCGGCGGGACTCCAATGACTTCACGTGGTGCGTCGACTGTGAACGCTGGCGGGACGACATCATGCGTGAACACTGCTATCCGCCGTCGGATAGCCCGGACCCGCTTCCACGGCAACGCCTCGGATGGTGGCCCCGCAATGCCTTTGGACCCGACGTGGAGGCGGCAGGGCACCCCGACCCTATGTCCGAGGAAGACTGGTACACGATGGCCGACTCTGCGCTCGCCGCGATCCCATCGACTCGGCTCATCTCGTCATGAGCCTGTTCACGCGCCTTCGCAGGAAGCCAGCCGCGCCGCGGCCGTACATGAGCGGCACCCTAAACCAGATGGTCCACGATCTCCGTCAGCGCCGTGCGGAAATCGCGGCGGCCGAACCCGAGTCGCTCGTGCTGTTCTGGCGGCCTGGCCAGGAACTAGCGAATATGCGAACCGAGGGCGAAGCCATTCGACGATTGGCGCTTGCCGAGTGCGACGACCTGATTCGTGAGGCCACAGCACCGTTTCCGAGCCGTTTGGCAGCACCATAGGCAGCAATGACCCCTGATTCCCCGTTCCCACGCACGCTAGTACCTATACTGCCGGAATAGGTACCAGTGACCGGGGTTGAGCGTGGGCGTGCGTGATTCTAGGCTGATTCGTGAGGGCATCTGTGCCACGTTAGGACAGGTTGTGCCAATTTTTGATCCGACAGGCAGCACCTATAGCCAGCCGGCCAATCCGCAGATACGCTGTCACCCGTGGACAATCCCGTTGCCCGCTTCATGCCCCGTTGGGCCGTGGTCGTCTGGTGGATGACGAGCCACATCAGCAACCGCATCTGGCACTGGTTCCCCTATCGATTCCGGGACCGCTGGGCGCATGAATGGACCCAAGCACACGCCAAATGGCGTGCCGCTGGTCGGCCCGATGCGTAAGGCTCGCCTCCTGACCTCGGCCGGACCCCTCCACCCGGCCGCCTCCGACTCCCCCGCCGACGTCCCAGCGAACGTCGGCGGGGCTCCCATCGACGACGCCATTGAGAGCATCCGACAGCGTGATGAACGCGATGCGATCGCCGCCGAGATTCGCAATCGCTTGGACGAGGCGTTCATTGACCTCATCGTCGGACCCTTCGGACGGTCTCCTCATCAGGCGCGTCGTGGATGACGCAACCGGATCTCGACCCGATTACGGGACCAGCGCCCGCTACGTTGACGAACGCATTGCTCGCGGAACGGTTGGCGGCCGAACGGGCGTTGCGGGAGCAATCCGAGCGCTTCCTGGCGGAGGACTTCGGCGAGTTCAAGGTCGAAATCCAGCGGCGGCTGAGCGAGTTGAACCACGCCGGTCAACTCGCCGTCGAGGCGCAGGCCCGGACGGTGCCGCGTGAGCTGTTCGACGCCTTCGTCAAGGAGAACGACTCCCGGCGCGAGGCGTCATTCGCGGCCCTCGGCGCTCGCCTGGAGCAGTCCATCGATGCCGTCAAGCAGACGCATCGGACAGCGGTCGACGGGCTCAGCGTCAGGATCGAGACCAACGTGACCGCCCTCGAATCCCAGATCGAGGTCGAACGGAACGCTCGGATTCGGGCAGAGGGTTCCGTCTCCGTCTGGCGGTTCATCGCCGTCTTCCTCGGCTTCCCCGGCGTCGTTGGGCTGATCCTCGCGGCGATCGCCCTGTTCGGCCCGAAGACGTGACGACGTGACCGTGATGGAGGACCACTCGGTCGTCGCTCTGCTCCGTCGATTGGAGATCCAGCGCGACGCCCGCCGCGACTACCTCGCCGACGCCGAACGGCTGGACGCGCTGGCCCGTGAGCACTACCGCGCGGAGGAGATCGCCGCTGGCGACCGGGCGCACTACTGGGCGCTGTGGCTGACTGCGGCTGCTGAGGCCGAGATCGTGGACCCGGAGCCGCGATGAGATGCGCCGTTCCACCCGGAGCGTCCCGACCGGCCCCGGCTCAAGGGGCGGGCACTGGCATGACCCCGAGTGGCGACGCGAGTATCACCGTCGATGGCGAGCCAACCATCCCGATTACCGAGAGCGGGATGCCTTGCGGATGGCCAGAACTCGGGCACGACAGCGTGGCGAGGACCCCGACATGTTGACCCGGCTGACGCGGGGCCTCTTGCCGATCCTCGCCGCGCGCTGCGCCTGTTCCTGCGGGTGCGCCGCCGAGGTCGTCCTGTTGTGCGGCTTTTGCCGTGAGGAGCTCCACACATGACCATCGAGGGAATCGACGTCAGTCGGTGGCAGGCCACGACTCCCAGCCTCGTCGGCAAGTCGTTCCTGTTCGCCCGGGCGACGTACGGCACGTTCACCGACGCGATGTATGCGACGCACATCATCAACGCCCGCGCAGCCGGGCTCGTCGCCGGGGCTTACCACTTTGGCCGCGCCGGGAACGTCCCCGGACAGGTCGCGGCCTTCCTCGCCCGAGCGGGCGATGCCGACCTGTTCTGCCTCGATCTGGAATCCGACGGCGCTAGCTCGATGTCGCTCGGCGAGGCGCAGGCGTTCATCGTCGCCGTCCACGCGTCAGGTCGGAAGATCGGGCTGTACCACTCGGACTCGGGGTTCGCGCACATCGGGCAGGACTGGGATTGGGTCGCCAATTGGTCGCAGGTTCCGGCCCGCCCGTGGACGTTCTGGCAGTACGGCGGCTCCGGCGTCGACCGGGACAAATTCAACGGGACGCTGGCGCAGCTTCAAGCCCTCGTCCACCCCGCCATCCCGAAGACGTGGACCGCTCACGTCCCGGCCGGAGGGGCCTACACAAGCTACAAGGTGGTGAAGGTCAACGGCACGTGGAAGATCATCGATCACCACAACTGGCGGACGCCGCACGGCTTCACGCTCCCCTGCACCGGGCCGTACCCGGTCCGCCGAGGAACGATCCCGGAAACGCGCGTCCAGCTCGTGAAGATCACCAAGCCGGGTGCCTCGTACGACGGCATCTGGATCGCCGCTGGTTTTGCGAGGACCACATGACCGAAATCGACACCGACGAGCTGCTCCCCGACGGCCAGCCTGCCGACACCGACGACGAGGCCGAACCAGACGACGGCGACGCCACCGAGGACCCCGAGCCGATGCAGGCGGGCGAGACGGAACCTGATGCGGAGCCTGCGAGCGGGACGGAGCCGTGATGGGCATCGACACGATCAAAGTCGTCTACACCTACTCGATCGCGACCATCGTCATCGTTGCCGGCTTCGCGATCCTGTACTTCAGCCGGCTTGACCCACCGACACCGAACAGCCTCGGCCTGGTCATGGCGGGCTTCATTGGCGCGGCCATCCAGTTTGTGTTCAACCGCGAGACCCAGACCTCGACGGCGCGCCAAGTCGAGCGGGCCACGGCGGCCGGAGTCGCGTCGCAGCCGACTGCGACACCAATCGAATCAGTAGCAGGAGGCTGAAATATGCCAACCATTCCCGGAGGCGTCTGGCAGATCATCCTGTGGATCGTCCTCGCCCTGATCGCCGTGTTCCTGTTCCAAAATATCGTCCTGCCGCTCATCCACACGATCCAGAAGTAAAGGAAGGAAACTCCGATGGCCG